GTCAAATTTTACCCTGAAATACGCACGAAGGGGGTGTAAACCGTGGCATTAACCGAGAAAGAGAAGAAAATCCGCAAGGAAACGCGCAGATTGAAAGAAATCTTCGCCGGTATGGAGCCTAACAAACTGAAAGCGGTGGACGCCCTCATCGACCGGGCGGCTTTTATCACCGTCAGCCTCCAAGACCTGGAGGTCGAGCTGAACGAGACCGGCTGGACGGAGACCTATACCAACGGTCGAAACCAGGAGGGCGTGAAAAAGGCGGCTGCAGCTGAGGCGCATATCAGCCTGACCAAAAACCTGACCACCATCATGAAGCAGCTGGTTGAGCTGGTCCCGCCTGCTCAGAAGGAGAGCCGTCTATCGGCAATGATGGGTAAATGACACCATTCGCCAATTACATCCAGGAATATTATTACAGCATCCAGACCGGTGAGGTCGTGGTCGGTAAGTGGATAAAGCTATTATATGAAAAGATCACCGCAGGCCTCCGCGATGGTCTTTTTTATTTCGATGCCCGGAAAGCCAACCGGGCCATCGAATTTATCGAGAACTTCTGCCACCACTGTGAAGGCCGGAACGACCTCATCACTCTGGAGCTGTGGCAGAAGGCCACAGTTAGCGTCATCTTCGGCGTCGTGGACGAAAACGGCCTGCGGGTATTCCGTGAGGTCTTTCTCGTCATGGGCCGAAAGAATGGCAAGAGTCTCCTGGCCTCCGCCATTATCGCCTATGTGAAATACCTGGACGGCGAGTATGGCGCCAAGATATACTGCCTCGCTCCCAAGCTGGAGCAGGCGGCCATCGTGTACGAAAACTTCTACCGGATGGTCATGCAGGAGTCGGAGCTTGCGGAGCTCGTGGCGAAGCGCAGGTCGGACATCTACATGGAGACGACCAACAGCGTCACGAAGCCCCTGGCATTCAACGCCAAGAAGTCCGACGGCTTCAACCCGCATCTGACTGTCTGCGACGAGATCGCCAGCTGGCCCGCCGAGCAGGGCCTGAAGCAGTACGAGGTTATGAAGTCCGCACTCGGCGCCAGAAAGCAGCCGCTGATCCTGAGCATCAGCACGGCGGGTTATGTAAACGACGGCCCCTACGACGAGCTGATGATGCGGTCCACGGCTTTCCTGCTGGGCAACAGTGAGGAGCGGCGCCTCTGCCCCATTCTCTACATCATCGACGATGTGGCGAAGTGGGACGACATCGAGGAGCTGAAAAAGGCCAACCCCAACATGGGCGTCAGCGTCTCCCCGGACTTTTTCCTGGAGGAGATCGCCATCGCCCGGAACAGCCTCAGCAAGCGGGCGGAGTTCCTGACCAAATACTGCAACATCAAGCAGAGCAGCACGCAGGCCTGGCTCCCTTACGAGGTAGTGGACGCCGTGACCGGCGACGAGTACAGCCTGGAGGACTTCCGCAGCAGCTACTGCGTGGGCGGCATCGACCTGTCCCAGACGACCGACTTGACCGCCTGCTGTGTGGTCATCGAGCGGGACGGCAAGCTCTACACGTTCGCCAAGTTCTTCATGCCTGCCAATAAAATCGAGGAACTGCAGGAGCGGGAGGGCGTCCCGTATCGCCTCTATGTCTCGGCCGGATTGATACAACCGAGCGGCGAGAACTTCGTGGACTATAACGACTGCTTTGAGTGGTTCCAGATGCTTGTGGAGGAGTACGAGATACTCCCACTGCAGGTTGGCTACGACCGATACAGCGCCCAGTACCTGGTCCAGCAGATGGAGCAGTACGGCTTCCACATGGACGACGTCTTCCAGGGCGAGAACCTGACGCCGGTCATCCACGAAGTGGACGGCCTGTTGCGGGACAAGACCCTGCGGCTGGGCAATAACAACCTGCTGAAGGCGCACTTCCTCAACGTCGGCATGAAGCAGAACGAGGAAACCCGTAAAATTCGCCCGGTCAAAATTGACCCGCGTACACATATCGACGGCTTCGTCGCCGTCATCGACGCCCTGACGGTCCGCCAGAAGTGGTACGACCAAATCGGGGAGCAACTCAAGAATGAATAGGAGGGACGACCCGATGGGGATGTTCGACCTGCTTTTTAAGCGCCCCAGGGAGCAGAAACAGGTGAACGGCTACTTCAAAATGCTGGAGGGCTATACACCTATTTTCTCCACCTACGACGGTGGCGTCTATGAGATGGAGCTGACTCGCTCCTGCATTCACGCCTTCGCCACCCACTGCAGCAAACTGCTGCCCACCGTGAACGGCCCGGACGCCCGCAAGCTCCAGATGCTGCTGGACAACCGGCCCAACCCTTTCATGACCTCCGCCCAGTTTATCTACAAAGTGGCGACCATCTTCGAGACGCAAAACACCTGCTTCATTGTGCCGGTGCTGGACGTGTTCGACAAGCTGGTCGGCTACTATCCGGTAAACCCGCAGCAGACGGAGATTATCGACGTAGGCGGCGAGCCCTGGCTGCGGTACACCTTCCGCTCCGGCGAGAAGGCCGCCATGGAGCTGTCCAAGTGTGGCGTAGTCAGTAAGTATCTGTACAAGAGTGACATCCGGGGCGAAAACAACGCCGCCCTGCAGCCTACTCTGCAGCTGCTCAATGTCCAGAACCGAGGCATCGAGGAAGGTATCAAAAATTCCGCCAGCTTCCGCTTCATGGCCACGGTGAACAACTTCGCCAAGGCTGAGGACCTGAAGAAAGAGCGGCAGAAGTTCGTGGCCGAGAACTTTGGCCCCGACGCCAGCGGTCTGGCGCTGTTCCCCAATACATACACCAACGTGCAGCAAATTCAGTCCACGGCCAAGATCGTGGACCCCGAGCAGATGCAGATCATCCAGACCCGCGTGCTCAACTATTTCGGCTGCAACGAGGACGTCCTGCAGAATAAGACCGTCGGCGACGCTTGGTCTGCCTACTACGAGGGCAAGATTGAGCCCTTCGCCATCCAGCTGTCCCAGGCCATGACCTGCATGACCTACAACAGCAACGAGCTGGCCCGGGGCAACGCCATCGTCTGGACGGCGAACCGCCTGCAGTACATGACCAACACCGACAAGCTGCAGGTTAGCTCTCAGATGTTTGACCGTGGTGTCCTGAGTCTCAACGACATCATGGACATCTGGAACCTGCCCCACGTCCCTGATGGTGATAAGCGGTACATCCGCAAGGAATACACCGAAGTCGGCAAGCTGGACCAAGTGACGCAGCTGCAGGCCGAATTGACCGCCGCGCAGAACGCACTGAACGCCCAGAAGAAGCCGGAACCTACCGAGGAGAAGGAGGATAAACCCAATGACTCCGAATGATAAGAACAAATTCAAGGAGGAAGCGCAGGTCCGCTCTCTGTCTGCTCTGGCATTCGCACCGGACACCAAGCGCATCGACTCCGACCACTATGTGGAAGGCTTCGCCGCCCGGTATGAGCCCTATGTGCTCTACTACGAGGTGGACTTCGCCACCGGAGAGCAAATCCCCATTTATGAACGCTTCGAGCGTGGCTGTTTCGACGGCTGCGACATGAGCGACATCATCATGCAGTACGACCACGCAGGCAAGGTTATGGCCCGAACGGGCAACGGCAGCCTGGTTGTGGACGTTACTGACGAGGGCCTGTTCGTCGCTGCGGACCTGGGTAGAACCGAGGCCGCCCGTGATCTGTACGCCGACATCGAGGCCGGTATGGTCACGAAAATGTCCTGGCGTTTCCGAACAGGCGACTATTACTTCGACAGAGACACCCGCACCATCGTCCACAAGACGGTTCAGAAGGTGTACGACGTGTCCGCTGTCAGCATCCCCGCAAACGACAACACTGAAATCAACGCTCGCGCCTGGGTCGACGGAGAGATCGCGCAGGCAGCCCGGAGTGAGGCAGAGCTTGAAGAGCGCCGCCGCAAGCTGCGCCTGAAAATCCAATTACAGGAGGTCGTCAGAAATGAGAATTGACGAAATCAATGCAAGACTGGCCGCTATTGACGCCGAGATCGACGGCGCTACTGGTGAGGCTCTGACCGCACTGGAAAATGAAGTGGCTACCCTGACCGAGGAGCGCAAGCAGATTATGGCTGAAGTCCAGACCCGCCAGCAGCTCCGCCAGAACATCGCAGCCGGTAATGTGACCGGCAACATCATCGAAAGAAATGAGGAGGAAACCAACATGGAAAACCGTGTCTTTACCCTGGAGTCTGAAGAGTACCGCAGCGCGTTTCTGAAGAATATGCGCGGTGAGGAGATGAACGAAGTCGAGAAGAGAGCTTTCACCTTCCTGACTACCAACACTCCCGCTCCCCTGCCTACTGTGATGCAGAACC